GATTCTGGAAGCGTTACTTTCATATCTTATAAACTATTTATTTGCTTTTTTGTTATCTTATTTCAATCTTATACCCACCAGTTAAATTATAAGATACATTGTATCTAATTGCGTCAATTGCGTGATTCCAATTATCACAAAATAACTTACTTCCTTTGTCGGTATAAACATAATTGTTTAATTCTTTACCTATATTCTCACCCTCTACAACTAATTTATAATCCTGCATCAAAGCAATACCAGCGCTAATACTACCAGCTCCTTTGGTTGTCGGAACTACCCTACAACCTTGACTAACTAACTCGTCAATTAATCGAGGTTCAGCACTGTCAGCCACAATTAGTTTGTTTCCACAAATAGACTTGTTTATATGCGCTATTTCTGTTGTGGTTAACTTTGGTTTGTATAAATGTTCCTTTAAATAAATTATCTTTTTGCTTTTATCAATCGCTACTTCAATAAGCGTTGTAGGGTCAATACTAAAACCATAATCCTGACCAAATGATGTTTGTAAATTATTAGGATTGAATGTACCGAACTCCCAATTTGTAAAAACAACACCCTCCGCTTTATCTAACCAGCCACCTAAAATAACATGATTGTATTTTTTAGGGTTCGAAGTCTTTACTCGCTCTACTTCATCCAAGAAAGACACATCTAAATTATCGATGTTGTCTAAGTAGGTGGTATGAATATAAGTTACATTTCCTTTTGTTCCATTGAACCCTTCTTTAATTCCCTCACTCTCGAAGAATCGTTTATAAATCCAATGCTCTTTTGTTGCAGGATTAAGAATAAGTATTACACGATTCTGCTTTCCTTTTTGTCTAATTGATAAGTTAATCTTATCAAATACCGTTTCGTCGATTAGTTCCTCTGCTTCATCTAAAATCCAAGTTGTAACGCCTTGTAAGGATTTAAGGTTTGCTGTTTGGTCACCGCTCGAGGTCTTAATTCCTTTAAATATTATCTCACTTCCTGACTTCTTATTTTTGATTTCAGATTTGTTTATCTCAAAAAAATCATTCAATTCTAATAAATCAATCTTCTCTTGAAACTCTGGAATAATTGAAAGGTGCGCACTTGTCATTGTCTGCCTTGTAAATAATATACGATGACCTGATTCAAACGAAAGAAGGCTGGCAAATGTGCCAACCCCAAAGCTCTTTGAACTGCCTTCGACCTCCCGTGATAATGAAAAAGCGAGTTTCATTTTCAAACAACGGGCGGTATTTGTTATTAATTGTTATCAATTTCTTTTAATTTATTTTGGTAGGCTAAATGCGCATCGTATTCGTTTTTAAAACAACCTATATGTGTTCTTTTTTTATTTACTTGTATTTGCGCTATCCATCTTTTTATTTGTTTACTCCAAGTAACTCCAACATATTTAGAAGAAGTTAACCCATTTATTTTTTTTAATGTTTTACTTGAATTCTGTCTATTAGTTATTAACTGCAAATTATCAACTCTATTATTACTTTTATCATTATCAATATGGTCTATTACTAACTTCATAGTCCCATCGCCTTTATGATTTAAAAAATATTCCGCAACAAGTTTATGTATTCTTATCGTTTTTCTTTTATTGTCAACATATAAATCAACATTGTAATATCCTTTTTCATTTGGGTTTAATGCCAATATTTTTTTCTTATTGTTTTTTAAACTTTTTACCCTGCCTAAATTACTAATTTGATAATCTTCAAACCTCTTAATTGTTTTCCAAATTTCCATAAACTAAAAACCAACTAATCAAAGGTCGCAGTCTTATCATAGTTGGAATTTTATTAAATTGTTAATGTATCTGCGACAATACAAATACAAATATAATAAATTATTTTTACTTATCAAATTTAATTATGTCCTTTAAATCAAAATTAGAAACCTCTACTTTATTGTCGATTGTTTGCTTAGGCATTCCAAAATTATACTGAAAAAATAATTTAACAGCCCAATCTTTACCATCTTTTAAAGCGTTTGTAAGGGCTTCAAATGCCATTGGCTCTAATGGAGTAAGCTTTTCTATTAAACTTTGTTCTTCTGCCTTGCTTTTACGTCCTGCGCCATCTCTGGCTCCTCCTCTTTTATCTTCCATTTGAAAAAAATTGATTATTCATTTTTAATTATTTCAAAACTTGTTTTATCAGTTTGATTTTCTTTAAATAAAATAACAGTTATATATTGTTTTTTAAATATATTCTTAAACGCATAAACTATTTCGTCTGTTTCTTCAGTTGTTAAACAATCATACGTTACTGCTGGTCTAATAACTAATATATTTTTACTCATAACTGTCAAATACTTTATCTAATTTATCAATCATACTTATTAATGGCTTAGGACTACAACTTGCACAAGGAAACCATAACTGTCTGTCGAATACACTTGCGTATAGTTTACAAACATAGTCTACTTGTTCTTTGCTTATCGTAAGCGTTCGTACTGCTTTAAAATCTTTCCAGCTATTATATTCATGCTCGGTTAGACATCGTGCTTTAAATCGATAAGGAAATAGCTCATTTAGCTTTTCTTTTCTTTTATCACATCCGCAATCTTTACCCTCTACAAATATTTGCAATCCGGTAGCTTTAATAATCTTTTCAACTGTATCTCCTAAACCTCTACTTCTTTTTACTTTTGCCATTATTTTTTATTTTAATTAAAAGAGTAGAGAGGAATCGAACCTCCAACAAGTTCAGAATAATCTCCTTGTGCATCTTGACCGCATTAACCAATCTCTGCCACTACTCTTTTTACTTTTGATATTTCAATCTTTTATTTTTATATAAATCAATGTCATTACCTAAAATTTTCTTACGTGCTTTATCTAATTCACGATAAATTAAACCGTAATCGATAAACTTATATTTTTCTGCAATTTCTCTAATGCTTAAATCGTAAGACTCGCTAAGCAATCCGAGTTGTAAATAGCTTAGTTTATTACAATCTTCTAACAATCCAACCTCATAATCATTTAACTCTAAAACTTCATTATTATGCGCTAAATTGAAAAACAAGTCTAAAGATACTCTTTGCTTTTTAGCTTTTACATAGTCTAAGAATAAGTTTCTAATTACTATTATAACGTAAAAATCGTTTATTTGTTTCGTTGAATCATGCAATTTAATATACATATCATTTACTAAATCATCAGCTATCATCCTATCCTTAGATATATTTAAGGCTATTTTTCTCCAGTAACTATCTTTTTTTGCCAGTTCTTCTAACATAAGTTATTGATTTATCAATTACAAATATACAAAAAATTACAATCCGATTAGTTTTTCTGCTGTTTTTGTTAGTTGTAGATTGTATTCTATTAAATCTTCAATAGTTTCATTTGCAAATAAAGAAAATCTTGCGTCTTTTTCAGAAAACCCTTCAAACAAACATCTTTCTTTTGCTTGTTGGTATTTTGAATACTCATCAAAACCAATTGTACTTCCTTCAAATTCATGTAATTTTAACCACGTTTCATAATGAACTGGTTCTTCTAAAATATTTCCATTCTCATCACAAGGCACAAACTGCCAAACTGCTAAAGGTTGTTTTAGGAAGTTGGCGTAGTTTTCTATTTTATCATATCGTTTTGCATTTATTACAAAATCTGTCATTGATATTATTTTTTTCATTTTTTTTATTTTGATTTAATAGCTAAAATTATTTTGTTTTCCATTCTATCCAACTATCTAAAAATCTTAACTCGTGTGGGTAGTAAAATTCAGAAAGAACTTGTTTTAATTTTTTAAGCGTGTGAATTTCTTTATTAGAAACGTTTAGGTAAAGTTCTATATTTGGCCTTCCATTTATATTGTTTTTTATTGATTCCCACTCTTCGTCTGTGTATTTATCTCTTAAATTTCCCATTATATTATTTTATTTTTTAGTTTGTTGATTAATATTTCTAATGTTTTTAATTATTTTATTTTTCATATCTTCTCAAAATTAATTACACATTTCATACCGTTTTCTTTTGCTTTTAATTGCAAGGCTTCTATTTCTTTATCGTAGTTTGGTTGTGGTTTTATTCTAATTGGATATTTTAATTCATACCATTTTCCATCATAATAATACTCATATTGAACTTCTTCATCCCAACTATCGCAAGCCCTTAAAAATATTTCAGCGTCGAAAGTTTCGTAAACTTCTGAATAATCATCAACTTCTGAATAAATATTTACTCCATGAAATCCAGAACGTCTCTTGGTAACTAAATACCATTTAATATCAGATTTAAAATTATTCATGTCTTTTGGAACTTCAATCCTATCTTTAATACTCTCAAACTGTTCCTGCGTGCATCTCATTGCTATTTTTCTCATAATTTATTCATTTTAGATTCGTAAATATAATATACTATTTCATTATTTTTTATTCTAATTTTATCCACTTG